AGGCGCGCTGCTGCGCATGGCCGCCACCTACGGCGTGACGATGTCCGACGACAATGCCAAGTGGATGGTGGAGATGTGGCGCGAGAAGAACCCATGGGCGCGGCACTTCTGGGATGCCCTGTGGGATGCCATCCGCCATGCGGTCGAGGCGCCGGGGGCGATCTTCAAGGCTGGCCGCGTCTCCTACGTCTACCTGCCCAGCTATCTGGGCGGATCGCTGTTCTGCGCGCTGCCGGACGGTCGCCTCCTGACCTACCCGAAATGCCGCTGGGAGGAGCGCGAGGTCGAGAACCGGCAGACCAAGGAAAAGTACATGCGGTGGCAACTGACCTACGGCAAGGGCCGTGGCCGCGCGGTGCTGTGGTACGGCAAGGCCTGCGAGAATGTCACGCAGGCGACCGCCGGATCGCTGCTGCGGCGGAAGCTGTGGCGGCTGGAGGACAGTGCGCTTGATGTCGTCCTGCATACCCACGACGACATCTGCGTCGAGGTTGCCGAGGAGCACGCCGCGTTCGCCGCCGAGATCTTGGCGGCGAAGATGAAGGAGCCGGAGGACTGGTGCGAGAGCCTGCCGCTGGCCGTCGAAACAAAATCGAACTGGTTCTTTACGAAGGCGCTCGACTAGGCGCAGAGTGGGAACCCGGCAAACAGAAACGCTCCCGGCGAGTGAGAACCGGGAGCGCCTCAACGTCTAAGAACCCAAGCCAAAGGGAAGCCTAAACCAAAGGACCCCCAAGAAGAGAAGGACCATTGTTGTGACTAAAATAACTAATCCAAGTGACATCCGCAAGACGTTGTTGCGCAACGACTACACGCCTCTGGTCAATATCGACAAGCGGCCCAAGCTGAAGGGCTGGCCGGACATCGAGGTGACCGAGGAACTGATCACCGGCAGGTGGTCGCGGATGCACGACAAGGCCACCGGCATGCGGCTCGGCGCGCAGCCGTCCGGCAGGATACTCGGCGCCATCGACTGCGACGTGTCCCTGAAGACGGTGCTCGACGCCATCATCGCGCGGTGGTGCGAATACCTCCCCGGCATCTTCGACGACGCCGACGTGCCGCTGCTCGAGCGCGGCACGACGGCCTCCTGCAAGGTGGCCTTCTTCCTGCGGATCTCCGAGCCGTTCGGGCGGCTGGCGACACACGACTTCGAGGACGACGACGGCGGCCTGCACAAGGTCGAGATCTTCGGCGGCGGCTCTGCGCGGCAGTTCGGCGCCTTCGGGCTGCACAACGCCGCCACGGGCAGCACATACGTCTGGCGGGCCGACAGTCCGCTCGACGTGCCGCTGGCGCGACTGCCGTCGCTGAACAAGGGGCAGTGCGCCCGGCTGGTCGAGATCGCCGAAAACGTGATGCTGTCGAAGGGCATGAAGCAGGTCGAGCGCCTGCACGACGACGACGACGACGGCGAGATCGTCTACGACATCACCGACGACATGGAATTCGAGAGCGGCGACAGCGTCTATTCGCTGGCCGAACTGAAGGCGGTGCTGGCGTCTACGGACAGCCTGCGGATCTCCGGCTCTTGGCACGACCCGGCGTCGGCCAACCTCGACAATCCGCGCTGCATCGCGCGGCTGCTGAAGGACGGCGCCCTGATGATCACCGACTTCGGCGACGACGGGCGGCGGCACATGGAGGCGGATCGCGGCGTGGCGCCCGACAGCGAGGAGGCCTACGTCTCGGCGTTCGCCGCGCTCGGCACCGTGGCTGCGGCGACGGAGCCGCCGAAGAAGGGCGACACGGCAGCGACGGTGCTGGTGAAGCTGCTGCATCAGTTCGTCTACTGCCGCAACATGAAGACGGCGGTGATCTCGCTGCTCAACCCGGTGACCGACTGCTCGACGCAGCAGGCTTTCATTTCCGACATGGCGAAGTACAGCCAGACCATCAACGGCGAGGTCTTCCATCCCGGCAAGATGTGGATGGTGCATGCCGACCGGATCTCGGTGCTGGGGCGGCAGATGCGGCCCGACAGGCTGAGACCGCTCTACGACGAGGGTGTTGGCCAGTGGGTGAACACCTACCAGCCGCCGGTCTTCGCAGGCGCAGGCGGCGACGCCTCCATCGGCATAGAGCTTATGGAGCAACTGGCGCCAGATGGAAAGGACCGCGCCTACTTCCTGCAGATGCTGGCCTACAAGCTCAGGCATCCGGCGGTGCCGGGGCCTGCGACCATCAACGTGGCGAACGACCGCTTCGGCAGTGGGCGAGGTACGCTCGGGGCGCTGCTCGGCAAGCTGTTCGGCGACGAATATGTGAAGACCATTCCCTTCGCTTCATTCGCAGGGCAGGGCACGCAGGGGCAGTACAACACATGGGCGTTCGACAGCCTCTTCGTGCTGGTCAACGAGACCATGCGGCTCGATGGGCGCTCATACCACTCGCAGAAGCACGACACCTACGAGGTGATGAAGGAACGGCTGGAGCCGCGCGCAGGGCCGCGCGAGATGGTGGTCAAGGGGGTGAACAACGTCCAGCGGCTGTCGTTCTGCACCTACATCATCAACACCAACTCCATCGACAGCATCCCCATTCCGGCGCACGACCGGCGGTGTTTCGTGCTGGAGAACGGCGAGACGCGGGAGCCGGAATTCTGGGAGCGCGTCTACGCTTGGATGGAGAACCCCGCGAACATCACGGCGTTCGCCCTGTGGCTGATGTCGATCGATCTGACCGGCTACAAGCCCTACGCCACGCCGCCGATGACGGCGGCCAAGGAAGAGATGGCCGACGCTGGCGCAAGCCCCCTCGACCAGATGCTGGATGAGGTGCTGGCCACGCTGAAGGGGCGCTCCGAACTGTTCTCGCTGAAGCACGTCGAGGACGGCGTCACGGCGCTGATGCAGCTTGACCAGAGCAGCCCGATTGACGGCTGGAGGGGGGTCATAGGCAAGAGCCTGCGGCGGCGAAATGTATACAGGGTTGGGGTGAAAAACGGGAACAACTGGCAGCCGAAGATCGGCACCCGGCGGTTCGCGACCTATGCGTGGACGAAAGCGGCGGCGAAGAAGTGGACACCGGCTGACCCATCCTTCGTGCGCAAGGAATTGGAACGCTGCGGAACACTGGATAATTTCGAGAGTGTATTCAAGGACTTGTCGGAGGCTATGGCACGCGGCGCTACCAAAACGGAGGACCCAGAATGATACGCCGATACACTGCTGATACACAAACGATACACCTCCCTAAGTCTTTGTTCTTTAACCTTTATATACCCCCTAGTGTATCACTGTATCAATTATATCTAACTCTCTAATGGGAGTGAAAAAAAGTTAATTCAAATAATGAATTAACTTTTTTTATAAAGTTAAGCGCCTATGGAAAAGCGATACTTTCGTACACTGCGATACACAGAGGCGGCGGCACCCCCGCCGAAATAACCGAAAAAAAGGAGTGAGAACATGCCTACAGACGAAGATTTCACGGAAGCAGAGCACCGCTTTATCGCCGAGACGGCGGCCAAGGCGATGGCCGCTTGGTATGGTAGCTGGGAGGGTGACGAGTGGCCGACCAAAGAGCACATCAGGAAGGCGGCGAGCTTCGCCGCCGACTGTGCCGAGGCACTCTATGCGGAGTTGCATAGCCGTGGGTGCGTACCAGCCTGAGGACGAAAAAAGCCCCCGCCGAGGTGGCGGGGGCTGAGGGTTTCAGTGATAGAGGCGGTGGAAATAGTCGGACCAACCCCAGACGAATGCGGTGGCCACAATGAACACGCCGAAGGCGATGTTGAAGATGTGAACCCCCTTCCTGATGGCGCCGCCGATCCGGTCGAAACGGTCTTTGAATTCTTGGTCTGTCATGGGTAGTGCCTTTCATGAGATGGCCCAGCTTACGAACGACCAACCCATGACGAGGGCAGCCGCGAGCAGCATGATGGAGACGAGACCACCTTCCATTGCGTTGGTGATGAGGTTGATGACGATGCCGAAGAACAGCAGGATGAACATGATGCCGCCAGCGAAGGCGAGAACTTCCTCGACCATCATGGCTTGATCTCCTTCAGCTTGGTCCACGATGCTTCCCAGATCGAGTAGGAGCAGCCGGGGAACTGTTTGAGGTGGGTGGCGATGGCATCGTCGCACTCCGCGAGGGTCTGGCAGCCCGTGACACGGGCTGTCGTTCCGGCGAAGGTGCCATAGACGGCGTACTTGGCAGGTCCGATGAAGATCCTCATGGTTTGATCCATCCCAAGGTGCGATTGGCGTAGGTGTGGCTGACAGGCGCGTCGCTTTCGACGGCGCGGCACTCGACCACGGCGAACCAGCGATCCATCAGATCGCTGGCGTTCTGTTCGGCTTCCAGCTTGGTGGCGAACGCCAGTGCGTTGCCGTACCAATTCGGATCGCTGCCGGTCCTGACTTCAGGTTTCCAACTCATTTGGCTTGGTCCTTTCAGAGGGGTTGGATTGGGCAGTTCAACCGGGTTGAACTGCCCAATGGTTTATGCTGCGACGAGGTCGAGCAGCTTGCCACCCATGCGCTCCATGGCGACACGGTTGTCTTGGTGCTCAATGGTCTTTGCGTGCGCGGTGACACCGGTCACGCAATCCCACAGGCTTTCGATGGGCCTGCCTTCTTCCATTTCATGCGCTGCCTTGATCTGGGCGCTCTGGCCAGCGCCGAAGCGGGTGGCGAGGAAGGCGTCGAGATCGTCATCCACGCGACGGGCCTGCGCCCGGCGGATGGTTTCCTCGACACTGGATGCCGACGAATTGGCATAGTCTTCCAGCACCGGGGTGATTTCTTCGATCCACCGCGACGGTGCGGTGGAGGTATGGCGGATGCGGATCTCTTGGAATTGCTCTGCGCCCCAAACAATGCGGTTGGAGCAAGCATAATCGAAGAGGAAGAACGCAGCGCCGACAGTGGAGGCGCCGACTTCGGAGTTCCAGACGAAGAAGCCTTTCGCAAGCGAGCCACCTTGGCCGTTGCGACGGTCTTTCATCTCGACGCGGTTTTCCTCGTCTGCGAGGAAAACGAACATGTCGCGATCCGATCCGTAGATGGTGGTATTGGCCTTGGTCACTTCGACCTGCTTGCCAAACTCACCGGGAACACGGAATTTGCCGGTGCGGCCATCACCATGCTGGGTGATCAACGCTTCGACAATTTCCTCATTCCAGATGCGGCCATATCGCGGGCCAGTGGCTGCGCGAAGGGTCTGTTCGCCTTCGTCTGCGGTGATCAGCAAACCGACTTCTTCGACGTTTCGCTGAAAATGCAGGCCATGGTTTATGCAGTCTGCCGCGATAGGCGCGGGCAGTTTGCGGAGGTAACCGGCAGGCGCCCCACTCAGAGCCGCCATCTGGCCGAACGACCAATTGGTGAGGGTGAATGGGTTGGCCGCCTTGCCAGTGATCAGCAAGCCGCTATTGCGGTCTGCCGGATCTGGCATGACCTTGAGATCTCTTGAAGAGTAGATCGGCGCCCGCGATTTGGTGCGCTGGCGAGAGACCTTCGATGCGAGATCGTAGAGGTTCAGGAAACGCTCGTCCTGCGGACGGGTTGCCCACTGGCGAGAAGCTTGCATCAGTTCCATGAGAGTAGATCCTTATCATCGGCGGAATTGCCGAATAATGGCCCGCATGGGGCCATCACCAAGCTATTCCTCATAATAAACAGATGCATAGAGGCATCGAGTACTCCTTCCTTGGCTTAGGTTTCAGGCGTCTTTCCGTAGGCGTCCAAGGCGCGCTGGAATGACGAATTTGGCGTTGCACTCATTGCAGCAACGGCCATCCTTGACGACAGGTTCGGCATTGTTGCCGCCTGCCCAACCACCGACGACCGGGATTATCTTGTCGCAGATGTCGCATTTCATGGGGTTTGATCCTTTCATTCGGTTGAGCTTTCAGTGGATGCGGCGGCGTTTTCCATGGCCTCTATGGCCTGTTCCAAGTTGCTCATGGCGTCTTCCATCATGCTGACGGCGTTTTCGGCTGCGGCGCCTTTCTCGCCGCTTTGCAGGCTTTCAGGCATGTTGTCGAAGTATTCCTGTTCCTCGTCGCGTATGGTTTCGATGGCAGAGCGAAGCTCTTCGATGGTGTCGAAGGCGCTTCGCATCTGATCGGCGAGGTTGGACAGGCTCTTGCGGCGTTCCTTGTTCACGGTTGATCCCTTCACAGTGGGCGGTATTGATTGGCGATGCAGAAAGAGAACGTCAGGCGACCAAGCTTGACGAAAAGCAAGCCGCCGACGCGACGATAGGAGAGATTAAACATTGCGTTCCTCACAGGCGTTGAGGTGGGCCACAGCGTTGTCGATCTTGGTTTGATCGTCGCTAGCGGTATTGATGATTTTCAGTTGCTCAGGCGTCCAGCCGTGATCGAGATAATCGATCAATTCCAGCTTTACCGTTCGGGCGTCATAGTCGCCGAAGGCAATGCCCCATGGTTCGCCGGGAGCGCCATCGTTTATTAACAGCGTGTAGTAAGCGCGGTTTTTCATTTGCGGTAGATCCTTGGTTGCGAAGCGGAATTGCTTCATGCTCCCGCTAACCATCGGCTAGCGGGAGAAGGAAGAAATTCAGGCGATGCAGGCGACATGGTAGGCGCTCACTGCATCAGCCGATGTCAGGGATTTGTTGGCACGGTTGCCAGCAACCGTTGCGCACCATGTGTCCCACCAATGGCGAGAGCCGCCAGTGGATTTGCAGATCTCGACATAGTCGGCGATCTTGCGGCGCTTGGTTTCGGGCTTAACCGATTTCGCCAGCTTGAAAGCGGTTTCGGCTAAGCCTAAACGCTTCAAGTTATGTGTATCCAGACAAGCGGTTTCGAAGCCACAGATCTGAGCAACAAACGAAGCCTTGACGATCCCCAAGCCGGGAACATTCGACATCACATCGATGAAACCGATTGTGTCGTTGCTTGCGTCAGCGGCAATCAGAGCCGCATGCAAGACTTGCTTGTGATCCAGCGCATACTGGTAACCATCGCGCTTCGATCCAAAAAGATACTTCGATGCGGCGCCATTGGCGCGTACATCCGCCATCTGATTGGCTACGCTTTGCAACGGTTGCTGGATCGTGCAAAGCACGAAGGCGATAACATCGGTTAAGCCTTCGGGAGATTGCATCGCATGCGCGCGCATTTGCGGCATATCGCGATCAAACATGAGGGTAGATCCTTGGTTTGGCTTTCACATCAGGTTGGAGGTAGCCACCCATCCAACTACGCCATCAGGCGTTTCGATCAGGATCTAAGGGAGGGTTCAGGCGGATGTCCTACGGGATTGAAACCCGCGTCATTCGCGCTCTAGATTGTCAAAGAACCGGGCTGGCGCCCTCATTCCCTAGCCCGCTTGCGAGCCGTCCGCTTCGTACCAGCTAAAGATAGTGTGACTAAAATCACCATACAAGTGCTGGCGGCCAATTATTTTATTCCGTAGTAACAAAGGGAAAAGGGTCATGGATGAGCAAAGTGAGAAGTCGGCTGGTAAGCCACAGAGCCTGAAAGCGTTACGGGCTGAGATCCACGCACGACGTGTCGAAGAGCGTAGGGCACGGGCTGCCATGGCAAGGGATAGCAGGATGCGGAAAACGCAAGTGGAGATATGCCGAAGGGTCTCACTAGGGCAATCGATGTTGTCGATCCTGACAGAGGGCGACAGGTCATTGCCGAAGTACGAAGTCGCGCTCGGTTGGCTGACGGACTATCCAGACTTTGCGGAGATGTACAAAGCCGCGCAGAGGGCGCGTGGAGACGTTCTCTTCGAAGAGGCCCTCACCATCAGCGACGATGGCAGAAACGATTGGATGGCCCGCAATGGCGACGACAATCTAGGTTGGATGCTGAATGGAGAGAACATTGCCCGCTCCAAGCTAAGAGTGGATACGCGCAAGTGGGCAGCTAGCAAGCTAAACCCATCGCGATATGGTGACAAACTGGCAGTGGAAGGCAACATAGATAAACCATTGGTTGTAGCTGTCACACATCGCATCGTGCAAGTCATCAAGCAGGAAACGCAACCAGTGATAGAGAACTCGAGGGACGACGACTATTAGAGGTTGAGGGGGTGGGGATGTCTGAACTGTGGAGGATGGCCCTTACCGCAGCGCGGCCCCCTATTAGCATCCAAGTTTTCCTGTCAAAATTTTTGGCGGTATATTGGTATTTTAGGGAACACAACCAGAGGCTGCATCATGCGCCAAAACACCCGCCATCTAGAGATCGACACCGCCGAGATCTTCATACCGCTGCTTGAGCCACACCGCTACAAGGGAGCCTACGGCGGTCGCGGCGGCGGCAAGAGCAACTTTTTCGCGGACCTGCTTGTCAGCGACAGCCTCGCCGAGCCGGGGATAACCGGCGAAGGCCTGCGCTCGGTTTGCATCCGTGAGGTCCAGAAGGATCTTAGTCAGAGCGCCAAGCTCCTGATCGAAGACAAGCTTAACCGCTACGGTCTCGGTAGCGCCGATGGTTTCCGTATTTACGACGACTGCATAGCCACGCCCCGCGACGGTCTCGTGCTGTTCAAGGGCATGAACGATTACAGCGCGGAGAGCATCAAGAGCCTTGAAAACTTCAAGCGTGCATGGATCGAAGAGGCGCATACGATCTCCGGTGGGTCGTTGATGTTGCTGAGGCCGACAATTCGTGCGCCGGGAAGCCAGATATGGGCCAGTTGGAACCGCCGACGCAAGAAAGATCCTATAGATGTGTTGCTCTGCGGTGCCAATCCGCCCACCGACACCTGCGTCGTCAAGGCCAACTGGCGCGACAATCCTTGGTTTCCGGCAGTTCTCGAGCAGGAGCGCCTCGACTGCATGCGCGTCGAGCCTGAAATCTATCCGCACGTCTGGGAAGGCGACTACGCCATGTCCATCGACGGCGCCTACTTCGCGCGCCACCTCACCGACGCCATGCGCGAGGGCCGCATAGTCGATTTCCTCGCACGGGACCCCCTCATGTCCATCCGCGC